CGAGGACAAGGACAAGGCGCGCGGCCAGCGCCACGGCGACGCGGCGATCGCGGCGGCCCTGGCGCTCTACGCCGCGAGCCGCGAGAGCGCCGGCGCCGAGGCGGCGGGGCTTCCCCTCGCCGGCCCGCCCGAGGCGCTCGCCGACTTCCTCGGCGCGCGCGGCCGCGGCCCCGAGCGCGCCGCGCCCGTGCCGGCCGGGTTCATCGGAGGCGGATGGTGACCAGGGTTCCAGCCACGCTCGCCGGCGAGATCGCCGGCCTCGCGCGCGACGTCACCGCGCCGATCACCGGCTTCACCCTCTCGCCGCGCGACGAGATCCTGCTGCGCCGTGCCGGCGGCCAGGGGATCCGGCTCTACCAGGACCTGGCGCGCGACGGCCACGCCGGCGCCGTCTTGCGCAAGCGGCGCCAGGCCGTCGTTGCGCGCGAGTGGACGGTCGAGCCGGCCGCGGACGCGCCGGCGGACGAGCGCGCCGCCGCGCTGGTGCGCGCCGCCCTGGCGCGCATCCGCTTCGACCGGGCCTCGGCCGGGCTGCTCGCCGCGGTGCTGACCGGCTACGCGGTCGCCGAGGTGCTCTGGGAGGCGGCGGAGCTCGAGCTCGACGACGGCACGCGCGGCAGCTTCATCGTTCCGGCCGACATCCGGGTGCGCAACGCGCGCCGGTTCGTGCTCGACCGCGACGGGCGGCTCAGGCTGCTCACCTGGGAGGCGCCGCTCGACGGCATCGCGCTGCCGGAGCGGAAGTTCCTGCTGGTCCGGTACTGGGCCGAGGAGAACGAGGACCCCTACGGCCGCGGGCTCGGCCACGACCTGTTCTGGCCGATCTACTTCAAGCGCAATGCGCTGGCGCTGTGGTCGGCGCTGGCCGAGAAGTTCGGCCAGCCGTTCGTCTATGCCGAGTACCCGGCCGGCACCACCGAGCGCGACCGCCAGATCCTGCTGGGCGCGGTGCAGGAGCTGGCGCGCGGCGGCGGTCTGGTGGTGCCGCAGGGCACGCTGGTGAAGTTCCTGGAGGCCGGCGCCGGCACCGGCGGCAGCCGGCTGCACGCCGAGCTGGTCCAGGCCATGGATGACGAGATCAGCAAGATCGTGCTGGGCGAGACGCTGTCCACCGAGATGGGCGCGGTCGGCGCGCGGGCGGCCTCCGAGACCCACGAGGGGGTGCGCCAGGAGCTCGCCGACGCCGACGCCGACTGGCTCTCCGCCGAGCTGAACACCTCGCTGCTCGCCTGGATCACCGAGATCAACCTGCCCGGCGCGCGGCCGCCCGCGGTGTGGCGCCGGGCGCCGGACGCGACCGACCTGGAGCAGCGCACCAGGATCGACGAGGCGCTGTTCCGCATCGGCTACGTGCCGGAGGAGGGCTACGTCGCCGAGACCTACGGCCCGGGCTACCGCCGGCTCGCCCCGGCCGCGCCGCCGGTGCCGCCCGGCCCGGCCTTCGCCGAGGGGCCCGAGGACCCGGTGGCGGCGCTCACCGCCCGGCTCGCCGGGGACGCCGCGGCCGCGCAGGCGCTGCTGCTGGACGCGGTGCGCGCCGAGACCGAGGCGGCGCAGAGCCTGCCCGAGCTGGAGCAGCGGCTCGCCCGGCTGGCCGGCGCGCTTCCCGTGCGCGCGCTCGCCGAGAAACTCGGGCCGGCCTTCGCGCTGGCCTATCTCGCCGGGGCTGACCAGGCGGACGGCGAGACGCGCGACCCGTGACGATCGAGGCGCTGTCGCTGCCGCCCCGCGAGGCGATCGCGTTCCTGCTCCAGAAGGGCTCGGTCGGCACGCGGCGCTGGGACGACGTCTGGAAGGCGGGACACACCCGCGCCTTCATGGTGGCCGGCGTGCAGGCGGGCGACCTGCTGGAGGGCGTGCGGCGCGCGGTGCAGCGCGGGATCGCCGAGGGCACCACGCTCGCCGCGTTCCGCGCCGACCTCCAGCCGCTGCTGGAGCGGCTCGGCTGGGCCGCGCGGGGCGAGGGCTATGTCGGCTGGCGCACGCGGCTGGTGTACGAGACCAACCTGCGCTCGGCCTATGCCGCCGGCGACTACGAGCAGCGCACCGAGCCCGAGGTGCTGGAGGCGTTCCCGTACTGGCGCTACCGGCACTCCGGCGCGCGCGATCCGCGGCCCGAGCACAAGGCCTGGGACGGGCTGGTGCTGCGCGCCGACGATCCGTGGTGGCAGACCCACCACCCGCCGAACGGGTGGGGCTGCGGCTGCTGGGTCGAGCCGCTGACCGCGGCCGAGCTCGGCCGGCTCGGCAAGCCAGGGCCGGACAGCGCGCCGCCGATCGTGACGCGGGTCTGGACCGACCGGGCCTCGGGCCGCACCGAGCGCGTTCCCGTCGGGATCGACCCGGGCTGGGACTACAACGTCGGCGCGGCCTGGCGTCAGGTGCGCGACCTGCCGCCCGGCACGCTGCCGCCGGACTGGCCGCCGCCCGCGCCGGCCCACGCCGCGATCGTGCCGCGCCAGCCGGCGCCGCCGCCGGCCCCGCCCCCGGCCGATGTCTGGCGCTTCGTGAGCGAGCCCTCTGGCGAGATCCCGGTCGGCACGGTGCCGTCGGCGGTCGCGCGCGCGCTCGGCGCCGCGACGCGCGAGGTGCGGTTCTCGGCTGAGAGCGCACAAAAGAACCGGCTTCATCACCCCGAACTGACCGAGCAGGACTACGCGCGGCTCGTCCAGGTGGTCGCGCGGCCGGCGGTGATGCTCGCGCAGGACGAGCGTCGCGTGCTGCTGCTGCGCAGCTTCGGCGTGCTGTACGTCGCCGCGGTCAAGGCCACGTCCGACCGGGGCGCGCTCTACCTGCTGAGCTTCCGCCGCGCGCGCGAGAAGGACGAGCGCCGGCTGACCCGGCGGTTCCCGGAGCTCGATCGTGAGGAGTGAAGCGGCGCGCTGGTGGGGCCTCCCGGGAACCCCACATCGCGAACCCGCCCGCAGGCGGTCCTACGGCAGGGAGAATGGCACCGTGTCGCAGCGCGCCAGGGGAGAGTATAGGCGTGTCATGGCGGGCGATCCAGCATGAGCGGCGTCACGCTGACGGTCCGCCAGCAGGCGGTGCAGGCGGCGCTGGCGCGGCTGGCCGGCGCGGCGCAGGACCCGGCGCCGGCGCTGCGCAGCCTCGGCGTGCTGCTGGTGCGGAACACGCGCAACCGGATCGTCGCCGAGGGGCCGGCGCCCGACGGCACCGCCTGGCCCCGGCTCGCGGCGGCCACGCGCAAGAGGAAGCGCGGGCCGGGCATGCTGCGCGAGCGGGCGATGCGCGGCGGGCTCATGGCCTCGCTCACGTCGCAGGTGGACGGGCGGCGGCTGCGCGTGGGCACGAACAAGATCTACGCCGCGACCCACCAGTTCGGCCGCGACGCGATCCCGGCGCGCGCGTTCCTCGGCATCTCCGAGGAGGATCAGCGCGACATCGTCGAGGTGCTCGCCGACCACATGCGGCGCGCCCTCGCGCGGCGCTGACCGCGCCCGCTCTCAGAGCACCCGAATAAGAGCCCAAAGAGCACACTAAGAGCGGCCTCCGAGGTCCGGGGGGTGTCTCGGGTGCGGCGCGCGCCAGACCCCGCTCCACGGGCTTCCCAGGCCGTTCTTCGCGCGCGCCCGACCCCGCGGTTTTCGGGCCCGTCTGTTCTCGGCCGCGTCTGGGGGCATGAACAGCGGCCGCGCGCGCGTGCGACGGTCGCCGCGATGCAGAGGCTGCACATCTTCCGCGCCGGCACGCACCGGCCGATGGACGGCGGGACGATCGCGTTCGCGAGCGCCGACATCGCCGCGATCGCGCGCGCCTACGACCCCGCCAAGCACGAGGCGCCGATCGTGATCGGCCACCCGCGCACGAGCTCGCCCGCCTATGGCTGGATCGGTGCGCTGGCCGCCGAGGGCGACGACCTCTACGCCACGCCGCGGCAGGTCGAGCCCGCCTTCGCCGAGATGGTGCGGGCCGGGCGGTACAAGAAGATCTCGGCGCGGTTCTACGGCCCGACGCATCCCGCCAACCCCGCGCCCGGCGTCTACTACCTCGACCATGTCGGCTTCCTCGGCGGCGCCGCCCCGGCGGTGAAGGGGCTGCGGGAGGTCGAGTTCGCCGCCGACGACGCGGAGACCGTCACGGTCGAGTTCGCCGCCCCCGAGCGCGGCACGCTCGCCGGCGTGCTCGGCGAGCTCGGCGCGCTGCTCGCCGGGCTGCGCGACCGGCTGGCCGGCGCCGAGCCGTCCCCATCCTTCGCCGATCCGCCCGCCCCGACGACCACCCCCCCACCCGAGAGGAGTCCCGCCGTGGACGATGCCGCCCGCGCGGCCGAACTCCAGCAGCAGCTGGAGGCCGCGAATGCCCGCCTCGCGCAGTTCGCCGAGGCGGAGGACCGCCGCCGGCGCGAGGCCAACCGAGACTTCGTCGAGCAGGTCGTGCGCGAGGCGCGGCTGCCCGCCGGGCTCGCGCCGCGCGCCGCCGCGCTGCTCGACGCGCTCGACGCCGAGGCCACGGTCAGCTTCGCCGAGGGCGAGCAGACCGTGAACGAGAGTCCGCGCGCGGCGTTCCAGGCGCTGCTGCGCGCCCTGCCGCCGCGCGTGGCGCTCGGCGAGGTCAACCCGCCCGGGCCGGAGAGCGGCGACACCGTCGCTTTCGCCGAGGTGCCCGGCACCCAGGTCGATCCGGAGCGGCTGGCGCTGCACAACCGGGTGGTCGCGTACCAGCGCGCGCACCCCGGCACCGACTACATGACCGCGCTGCGCGCGGTCGGCGTGAGCTGAGGAGCCCCCATGACCCAGTACACCCCCGTCCTGACCCGGACGGTCACCGCGGCCGGCGCGGTCGCGCGCGGCCGCGCCGTCGGCTTCGACGGCGCGCAGATCGCCACGGCCGGCGCCAAGCCGCTCGGCATCGCGCACCACGCCGCCGCCGCCGGCCAGCAGCTCGCGGTCGGCACGATCGGCAGCGTGATCGCCGAGGCGGGCGCCGAGATCACCGTCGGCCAGGCGCTGGCGCTCGACTCGTCCGGCCGGGTCGTGCCGGCCGCCGCGCTGGCGGTGGCCGCCGGCGCGACGCCGGTGACCTCGGGCGCGGCCAACGGCGCGGCGGTGCTGACCGGCGGCGTGACGCCGCAGCACGTGGTCGGCGACGCGCTCCAGGCCGCCTCCGGCGCCGGCCAGTTCCTCGAAATCCTGCTGCGGCGCTGAAAGGACTGATGCATGACCACGACGATGTCGCTCGGCCAGGTGCGGGTGATCGACCCGGTCCTGACCAATGTCGCGCGCGGCTTCCCGCAGCAGGAGCTCGCGGGGCTGGCGCTGTTCCCGGCGGTCAACGTGCAGCTCTCGGGCGGCAACGTGATCGGCTTCGGCCGCGAGGAGTTCCGCCTCTACAACCTGCGGCGCGCTCCGGGCGCGGCCACCGCGCGCGTGCCGTTCGGCTACGCCGCGCAGCCCTACGCGCTGGTGCAGGACGCGATCGAGGTGCCGGTGCCGCGCGAGCACATGCGCGACGCGTCCCGCTCGCCCGGGATCGAGCTCGGCCGCGAGGCGATCCGCGCGCAGATCGGCCTCTACCCGAACACCATGGTGATGGGCGCGAAGGTGTTCGCCGCGTGCCGCTCGAACCCGAAGCTGCTGGAGCGGTTCAAGTACACCA